TAACTCAGCAGCAGCTGAAGTTATCTTAGCATTTAACTTAATTAATGTGTGGAATCCTAAGTGAGAATAGCCAAAAGATAAATTCTTGTTCATAACGTAAATTTTTAAAGGTTAATATTTACAGTTAGTACAAAGATGTTTAACAAGAAAAAAAAGAGAGCACAACAGGCTCTCTAAATAAAACTATGCATTAGCATTCTTTAAGTATTCTTTGATGGTTAATATACCATCTACTATAACATAAGTAATCATAATAATAAATTTTAATTTACTATGAGTACAAAGATGTTACTAAGAAAAAAAAGCAACACTTTCTCCTCACTTTGTACTAGCGTTTAGTGTTAAAGGCAACTTAATGCTAAACCCCAAGGTCCGTGTACAATGGAATGCCAGTGGCCCCGCAAACATTGGGACTTGGACGAACACAAGGGAATTACTTTTTAAAGTAAGTAACAAGTTGTTAAAGAGAAAAAAAGGGAATGCTAATCAGCACTCCCAAGCATTGGCATTAACATGCATCCCCAGAATAAGGACATAAATCCTATACATAGTAATACATGAGAACCCATGCTCATTAATAATCCACTGAAGCTACCAAGCATAGCTGTAGCAAACAGATATAACAATATCTTTTTCATAGTAATTAATTTTAATGTAAGTACTGAGTTGTTTCTCTCAGAGAGAGAACTTTTTCCTGTGTAAAAAAAACTTTTTTCACAGTCAGATTCCAAGTCATTGCTCTCAGATTCATGGGGGGTACACCAGCTGTGGCTCGGGCCCGGGGTGTCATGATGTAGGAGTCACCTCATTCTCTTATATAAAACATTTGCAATTCCAAAATATCTGGTATCTTTGTAATCAGATATGTGTTTCCTGGTCAACGGACTGGGTAAGAAGTCCCGGGTGTTACAGTCCGGGATTTTTTTATATCTTTGTTACATGGCATATATAGAACACAATTTTTTTCCACTGAAGGTATATGTTAGGAATGAGTACATGTATCAACACACTAAGGGTTTAGGAGAGTTTACCCCGGGGGTTATCATTTCAGTTAGATGTATGCCGGGACAAGCTGCACTGTTCCAGGTACTGTTAGACAATGGAGTGCTTAGAGATAAGTTACCATCCCATGCATTACTGACTGAACCAAAGCTACCGGATCCTGACCTACCGTTTCACTACTTACAGATATGGAATTGTTTCTCCTATAACTTTACTCTGTTACATCTGTCATATCTTTATGATACTCCAGTGGAAGTTTATATGAAAGATAAAAAGTTCCACAAAGGAAACTACTATGCTACTATTAACTGGGGTAGTAATGATATGAACACAGACTTGTCTCTGGCTGAAGATGCACTAGAACATAAGAGTCACCATATTATTCTCCTGGACAATGGTCAGATAGCACTACAACCTAACAACCGGATTAAGTGGTCTGAACCTAGCTTTGTTACTAAGCCTTTTCCTGAGAGACCTGACTATCTGGTTAACAAAGACTACTACAATTGTGAGGGTTATGAAAAATGGAATACAGAAGATTCTGAAAGAATGTTTTATGATACAGAATAATTTATTATATTTGTACTGTTCATTTTACTAAATGATAAACATAATTGATTTGATTTGCTAGAAGCCCTGGAAATTTTCCGGGGTTTTTAGTTTAAACAAAAAAAATTTATATATTTGTCAGATCAAGTTTATTATATGAGATGACACTAGAACAGAAAAAGTTATGGTTGCTTGTTGCAGAAAAGACAGGGTCTAACTTAGAGGCTAGGATGGTATATGATGAACTATTAAAAATATTAGATATGGAAAAAGATACAGTGATTGTTTCTATCACAGAAACAGAAGGAGGTTTGGAGGTAAGAGTTAATGAGGGTGCTTATGGCAATCCACATATCATAGGTATCTTAGAGAAGATTAAGTTTACACTCTTGTCAGAAGATCCTCCTATGGTAGAGAAAGTACCATCTTCTACTACCACTAACCAAAAGTATGATGCGTAAATTTTTAAAACCAACAATATGAGTGAAAAGAAACCGGTATATGCTATACCAGATCAAGCTCCAGAAGTACTTGAGCACAAGATCATCCCATTTGGACATCAGTTAATGGGATTAGATCCAGATAACTTAGATGATACCACAGTAACTAAAGTAAAGTTATTAGCAGCTGAGATGGCTGAGATCTTAAAGAAAGACTATGAGAATGAAAGAGGTCCGTTGAAAAGCCTGCTTTTTGACCATGCATTAGGTGAGATATTAAATGCATCTATGTCAGTAGTAAAAGTATTAACTCTAAAAAATAAATGAACATGAAACCGTTTAAGTTATTAAGAGGCCGCACTATTTTATTAAGTGTACCTGAAAGAAAAAAGTCAGCACTAGAATTATCAGCTAAGGATGAAGAAGCAATGATGCAAGAAGCTGCAAAGCTGTGGAGTAAACTTACAGTTTATGCCATAGGAGATAAAGTAGAAGATGTAAAAGAAGGTGATGTTGTCTACGTAAGAACAGGGGCTCTAAATATGGAGCACATGGAGCGCATAGAAATAGATGGGCAAATCAAGCTTGTTCTTAATGAAGGTGACGTAGTTATAGTATGGTAAGTCATGGCAACAAAAAATTATAATACATATACTCCAAGTCCAGGTGATAAATACTCTCCGTATGCAGATATGGCAAAGGATGTTTATGGAAAGAATACTAGTATTACTACTAGTCCCTGCCCTACAGCAGAAGAAATAGACTGGAGTAAAAGAGTTGTAAACTTAGATCAAGGACCAAGACCTAAATACTATGGTGGTAAGGATAATACCTATGAAGTGTTTCAAGTACTAGAGGCTTGGGGACTTGATAAAGACTTCTACCTAGGTAATGTGATTAAGTATGTTGCTAGAGCTGGTAAGAAAAATAAATTGACTGAAAAGGAAGATTTACAAAAAGCTTTAGTATATTTACAAAAAAGAATTGACTCACTATGATACTGAAAGGAATCCTGTTTATATTTGGTGTAATAGTCATTGGTTTTTTATTCTTAGTAAACAATGCTATGAGTAAGCCTTTGTATAACAAAATACATAATGTCTGGGAAGAAGACCCAGAGGGAAAGAAATATGCTAATTTAACATTGACTGTAATGCTCTTTATTGCATTCTTCATGGGCTTGATGTTTTAACCTACATGCTCTCCAAACAAAAAGATCCTTAGTTTTTTAGCTAAGGATTTTTTTATATCAAATATTTTTTGTATATTATAGTATATTTATAAAACTAATTATCATGGATATCTTAAATTTTATTAGTTGGATCAGAGGCCGCAGACAAGTAACATCTGTAGATCCTGCTAAAACAGTATTACCAGTAGGACTTAAAGATCCTAGAAGAGATGACGCTTATCTGGCAGGAGCAATTACTGTACAGGACTTTATAGGTCAAATAACACCAGGCGCAACCGGTCCAACTGGACCACAAGGACCTCAGGGGCCTCAGGGAATTGCCGGACCTCAAGGAAATCAGGGAGCTACTGGACCAGCTGGTATACAAGGACCTTCTGGAGTACAAGGTATTCAAGGAAATCCAGGACCTGTGGGACCTGCCGGTTTAGTATGGGAAGGTACATGGGTATCCGGTACATCTTATTCAATAAATGATTCAGTTGGTTATAATGGTGCTTCATGGTACTGTATTGCTCCAACATCAGGAACAACTCCTCCAAACTTAGCTACTGCAAACTGGGCATTGTTAGCATCTCAAGGTGCACAAGGTCCTCAAGGTATTCAGGGAGCACAAGGTATACAAGGTGCTGTTGGACCTCAAGGTATACAAGGACCAATTGGTTTAACTGGAGCTACCGGTGCTCAAGGGCCTCTTGGACCAGTGGGACCAACAGGTCCTCAAGGAATACAAGGTGTGCCTGGACCAGTAGGACCTGCTGGATTGAATTGGCAAGGTGCGTGGGTTTCTGGAAATTCATATAATGTAGATGATGCAGTTGGTTATGCAGGTGCATCTTACTTTTGTATAACAGCAACATCAGGAACTACTAGTCCAGATATTGATCCATTAAATTGGGCTTTATTGGCATCACAAGGTGCCGTAGGACCTGCAGGTGCAAATGGTGCTACAGGTGCAACAGGAGCACAGGGTGCACAAGGACCACAAGGAGTTCCGGGACCAGTTGGTCCAGCAGGATTAAACTGGAGTGGCGCATGGTCTAATGCTGGTACATATGCTGAGAATGATGCTGTATCTTTTGCAGGTGAATCATTCTTTTGTTATAATCCATCTGGTGTAGGTCCATCTGTTACAGATCCATCTGTTGATACTGCAAATTGGGCACTACTTGCTGCACAGGGTGCTACTGGTCCTCAGGGTCCTCAAGGGATTCAAGGAATTCCTGGTCCGGCTGGTCCTGTACCACCTGATTATGTTAAAACTATATTTAACCATCCTGATTTTGGAGCTGGAGTTACTGGAACTACTGTTCCTGTTATTTCAGTATTTAAGGATATAAGTGGTATGTTAGCAACAGATTCAATTCTTGAAATATCTTGGGGTTGTTATAGAACTACTGCACTAGGAAATGTTCAATCTCAAGTATATTTATCAGATACATCAGATTTTTCAGGTACTTTTGTAAAAATAGCAACAGGTGCAAATCAACCTGCAGCAGCAAATGCCTATTTAAGAAATTTTAGAGATGTTAAAAAAATAGATACTGTATTTACAATGTTTAATGGATTAACACAATCTGCAAGTGATTTAAGTAATACAGGTAATACTATACAAAATTCAACTGTAGACCTAGGTCAGCTTTACATTTTATTTGCTATTCAATTAAGTAATGCTGCTGATGAAGCATTTATAGACAGAGTTCGTATAACTGAACATGCTGCATATATATAATTAATAATATTTTAAATTTATACCATGGATATTTTAAACTGGCTATATTTAAAAACAGCAGGTCTGATTAAAACTAAAGCTGTAGATCCTAACACAGACCTAGTAGCATTAGGTGCTAATGTAGGGTTTAATAGAAGAGATGATCAGTATCAGACTTATGCTATGCCTCTTAAAGATGCAGTGCAGGCGGGTAATATAGGTAATACTGGATACTATACTATTGATTTAAACTCGGTATTAGTACCTGTAGTAGATGTAACTACTTCAAGAGGGGTTATTGAAATCATTATGGCAACACCTGAAGTTGATCCACAACCAGCATTTGCTACTGCCGTTCCGCTTAGTATTAATAATGCAGAAATGGATTTTACAAATCCAGATAATGTATATATGCAGTTTTCTGTATACTACAGTCCTGCAATATCTGATTCTTTTATTCCTTATGTTATTGCAACAGGCTTTGCACCAACAGGAGCGGATTATGCTATCTTTAATGCAAATCCAACTTTGACTGGTGCAATAACTTCTTTTACACCAGGTACAGGAACAACAATCTTAGCAGAGGCTGGACAAACCTATTCAAATGTTGGGGTATCAGTTGGTAATGCTACATTTACAGTAACACGTGATGGAGCTGGAGTAATTAATTCAGTTGTTCTAGTGAATAGTGGAACAGGTTATGTAAATGGAGACACTTTTGTTATTGATGGTGCAAACATAGGTGGTGCTAGTGGTGTAGATGATTTATCTATTACAGTGGATAACACTACTTATGCTAATCAATTTGGGGGCCGTTTCTACTTATATTATGAACTTTATAATTTCTAATTACTGTAGATATACTAAACTTCATATCATATACAGGAATAAAAATTTATTAAAATTATAACTATGTCAATAGGAAATTTAAAAGACACCGGAAACCAAGGTAATAACTTACCATTCCAGTGGAAAGTTCTACAAGGACTTCAGAGTATAATTAGTTCAACATTTAATGTTGCTATTAAAGCTCCATTAGGTCAACAAAATAATGATAACTCAGTTTCTACTGTATTATCTAATGAACAAGCAAATGTTCTAATTAATACAGCAGCTAAAAGATTTACTGCTGCTGATGACAATGCTACTTCATTTAGCAATACCATATTTTCTATTTCTTTTGCTAGTGTTGGAACCGCTGATGCTAGAATATCATTTGATGGAGGAACTCTTTATTTAATACTAAAACCAGGAGAAACATTAAATTTAGATGCTGGAGGAGTTATGAATTATTATGATGGGGCACTTATAACCTGGGATACTACTACTAATGCTGGCTCTTCTTTATTAGTTGCTGTAAATTATATATAATGGGTATAGTTATAAATACTTCTGGATCTAACCAATCAATATTGGCTAATCAGCCAATGCTTGCTGATGCTTTTGGTAGATTAAGAGTGTCTCAACCTTTAACACTATTTGACTCCAGCCACAGATTTGATGATAATGGACTTTGGTCTACAGCTACCGCTACAAGTGGTACAGCGGTATTTAATAGTGCTCAAGGACTTGTAGATTTAACTGTTACAGCAGCCTCTGGTTCCTCAGTAGTAAGAGAGACAATTAAAGTTTTTTCTTATCAGCCTGGTAAATCTCTTTTAGTACTTAATACATTTGTAATGTCTTCTGCTAAAGCAGGACTTACTCAGCGTGTTGGGTACTATGGAGTTGGTAATGGTTACTACTTAGAACAAGTAGGGACCACAGTTCAATTTGTAGAAAGGTCTTCTGTAACAGGTTCTGTTATTAATACTCCTGTATTACAAGCTAACTGGAATGGAGATAAACTAGATGGTACTGGTGCTTCAGGACTTACTTTAGATTTAACTAAAGCTCAGATTCTATTTTCTGACTTTGAATGGCTAGGTGTAGGTTCTGTTCGTGTGGGATTTATAATTAATGGACAGTATATTATTTGTCACACTTTCCACCATGCTAACTTAATTACTAGTACTTATATTACAACTGCTTCCCTACCAATACGGTATGAGATATTTAACACAGCTGGTACTAGCGGTTCTTCTGTTTTAAAACAAGTCTGCTCTACAGTTATCTCTGAAGGAGGTTATGAGTTACGTGGTCTACAACAAGCAGTTGGTACTCCTATAACAAGTGCTAGAGCATTAGCAACTGCTGGAACACTTTACCCAATGGTTTCCATAAGACTAAAATCTACAAGACTAGACGGCATAGTTGTTGCTACGGCTATTTCTATTATAGGAAATACATCAGCTAATTATAATTGGCAAGTTGTAGCAGCAGGAACTACTACAGGTGGATCTTGGGTAAGTGCAGGAGCAAACTCTTCTGTAGAATATAACTTAACAGGCACTTCGTTTGCAGGAGGTAGAACTATAGCATCAGGATATTTTACAGCTACAGCAAGTACAAGTGTATCTGTTGATATATTAAGAGCAGCTTTACTTGCAACCCAACTAGAAAGAGATGGCCTAACAGGAACAGCTTATGAGTTTAGTCTAATTTTAACT